TGATCCTGCCTATTGTAATATTGTTCACGCTGTCAAATGTCAATGAACCAAAAGCCAGTGTTATAGTTGCACTCATTTATAGCCTCTCTGTTTCACGCGCTAACCTACGGCTGATTTCTTCGGTTAAGGTGTCAATATCTTCGTTGGATCGGATTGAGGGATAGTTGATTTCAATGTGGATAGATTGCCCCCACCCACCCATGCCGGAGTTTAAGCGATTGAGCATACCTGCGCCCCCCAGAGTCGACATCCCACGCCTTGAAAGTATCCCCTCGCCTGTCTGAGCTATAATAGGCACTTCGTCAATGGCCAGTCCTGAATGAGCACGGATAAGGCCGCCTGAATGGAAGCTTTGACCCGCTATAGTTGCAACCTGTGCGGCAACCATGGCCGTTGCGGCTATCCCTGCTGCTAAGCCAAGAGGGATAAATGGCTGTGTAGCCAAGGCATTTAATATAACAGTAGCACCTGTTACAATCGCTGAAGCCATTGCAACCGCCGCTGCCGCTTTAGCCAGAGTTTTATTTTTTCCTGCGTATGATTCCATTATCGTCCCTACGCTGCCAAGGGTTTCTCCGTAAGAATTAGCAGCATCTATTTTATCTTTCCACGCTTTCTTGTCTTTTGCATCAGCTTCTTCTTTTTGCTTTGCGGCTTTGTTCAATTTTTCATTTTGTTGAGGTATAGGTTGTCCAGCGGTTACCCTTGCCCTCATTTCTTCTGTTTTTCTTATAAATTCATCAGTGGCAATATCTGAATTTTCCAAAGCGCGGTCAAAAGATTGCTTAAACCCCTCTACAATCCCGATTGGGTCTTTATTGCCGGTAAAGAAATTTTTAATATTATCAAAAACATTTTTAAGGCCAATCCAAATGGCAATTGCGCCTTCAACTATCAAAGCAAACCCCTTAATAAAAGATGCGACAAGGAACTCAACGGCAGTAGTCAGCAGATTTACGATATGTCCCACTTCTTCAAGAGCGGGCGCTAATGCACTTCCTACTGTTGCAGATAATCCAGAAATAGCCGTAGTAAAAAAACTAAATTTTTGTTTTGCTTCTTTACTATATTTTGCTGCTTCACGAACAGAGGCAACCATAGCCGCCATAGCGATTGTTGCCAAAAACATGGTCTTTCTAAAATCCCTAACCCCCACGCCTGCCTCTTTGAATTGTTGCTTAATGGTCTTACCTGTTTTTTCTGTCTTTTTTCCTACCTCAACAGTAGCTTTTTCAATAGACTTCAATTCAGCATTAACCCTTTGAATTTCTGCTGTTGCTTGGTCTTTCGCTTTGAGGATAATTTCTAAAGTATTGGAAGCCATTGACTTTTTCCCTTAGTTGTAGTATATTTTGTCTATGAAAAAATTAAAACTCATATTCGGTATTATTTGCGCTATTGTTATCGGGTTGCCTTTACTAATAGGGTTCTTAATGACATTACCTGAAATCCTAAAAACTCCAGGCGGCTCGCAAATGTTTTTAAAAATCATTTTGGGTCTTGCTGCATCCATTGGATTGATCTTCTTCTATTTTTTGCCTTCTGTCATAGCCCAAAAGAGAAAACATCCTCAAGCCGTCCCCATTAAAATTATCAACACATTTTTTGGATGGACGCTCATAGGATGGGTCATCTCCCTTGCTTGGGCGCATTCTTCTGCGCCAGTCGTTCAACCTTCGCCACTTCCTCATCGATCAAGGTAACCGCCTCAACAAATGTATTCGTCTGATCTAACCAACCACCCTTAGTTGGCAACTGCCCTTGTTTATAAAATCTATAGGCTTGCAAATATTCTAATCCTTCCTGCGTTATTTCTTTTACGGGACAACGCTTTGATTTGTATTCTCCTATAATCCATCGTTCCCCCATTACGCTGTCTTGCTCGCAACCATTTATCACTTTCACGCCATCCGAACACTTTTTACAATCAAGCCCTAAATAGGGTATCCAAACAGCGTAAGTTAGTTTTTTATTTCTTGCTCCGACAATTTTGTCATTTCGAGAATTTTCCCGCCAAGTTCAATAATAATATCAATAGGAATAATACTAATGATACTCTCTGAAACGATAGTAAATGTTCTTGAAGAAACATCTTTCCTTTGAGTAATAAATTCAACATTGTTTCCTTTCGCGTCTTTGAAGTTATCAAACCCCAACAGCCCGAAACGCACGACCTCAATCATACCATCAAGAGATTTAGCAGGGTCGGAAATCTTTGAGCCAACATAGGCAAAAGCGTAAGCTGACAAAACCCCAAGTTTCCAGATAGTTTTCTGCTCTCCATCATCAAACTTACTAATATAATCTTTGCTTAAACTTGTATCTATTCCTGTTATCATTGCAAACCCCCCCCTCACCGTTGGAACAGTTATATTTTTCTGCCAATTCAGTCAACTGCAATCCAGAAGCATATAATTCTGTAATCTCTTTTTCTGTTTTATTATCTAATATTTTTCTCATATCAAGTCAATGCAATTGTCATCTCGTCGTTCCCAGACGAACGAGCCATCATAAATTCCACGTCAAAGGTGCGTATTCCATCCCTATCTCCGATCTTAGGCGCACGAAGTAAGCACGCTGGTGCAGTTATAGTCGCAATATTGCCCGCAACTGTTCCCAACACCAATGATAATGCTTTCGTTGTGCCTGAATGGAAGTATGACCAAAAATCAGCATTAGATGTTGCTCTTAATATCGCCTCACAGGTTAATACGCCCGATGGTTTTCTGTCGGTTACTATAAACGCAAGCACACCCTCTGCCGCGTTCATTGATACCCTTTCGGCTATTGTGTTGCCAGTCTTTAAGGTTAATTTCTCGATGATGGCCGCATAAGACCCGAAAGTCGTAGTTGTGGCCTTAACTATTACAGGAGTTGTGCTATCATAAGTCATAGTTTCAACAACTGTATCAGTTGCCAAAGCATATACTCCTGAGAATGTGAAATTGATTTTAGGCACAGCACCTGCCGTTAAATCCAATTCTGCCTCACCTGCGCAACCTACCAACTTATGCAATATGCCGTCAATATTAACCCATATCGTAGCTGTTTGTGATGTAACAGCAGGGGCATAGGTTACTGATGACGGGCCGCCTGCTATCGTTTCAAGTCTATCACAAGCCTTCAACAATGCACCCCAACGTGGCGCAACGCCAGCCGTCCCTGAACCTTTTAATTCTATCCAAAACTTTAATTCCATTATCGTTTTACCCCTGATCTCCGCATAGGCTGAACGATCGGAATTACCTGGATAACGTTCTGCCATATCCGCCTTAACACTTAGATCAACATCGTATGCCATAATTGCATTGGCGGCGGCTGTCGGTGTGCTGTCTGTCCCCGATGCGGGTTCTATTTTACCGTAAAGTGTAGTCTGCTTTGTGAACATTATCTCCTCCTCATTAGTATGTGATTGTATCTAAAACTGAAAGTTCAACTTTCAGGATATAATAATTAGCTTCTTCTGTTAGCTCCCATTTGCTATATTTTAAAATCTTTGCTATGCCTAACCAATTAGCGGGCTTATCAATATCCTTTAACAAAGCGTCTTTTGCCCTTTGTGCCGCGTCATATTGCGTTATATCATTATTCTCAGACTTTACAAACGCGAGTATAATTTGCCAGGTTTGTAAATCGTCAAACCTATCAATAATCGTTTCGTTCCCCATTTCGCCGAATAAACATTTGAGAATGTAGCGATTACTATATTCAAATGCAGGCGCGTTCTTAAAATCTGTTGCTTGTGAGCTTTCAATATAACCTAAAGCATTTAAGCGTGTTGCTATACCATTTTTTACTGTATCATAAGACATTTAATTGCTCCTATAAATTGGCTCTAATATCGTTGCCTCTGCCGGCAATAATACGCACTTGCAGTTTTCCTTGCATACTGTCGCCCCTGCACGCGGCAGGCCTTCTTCTTCCCATTCTGCCATTGTCTTCACATCTCCGTGCCTTTCTAAACAATCAGGGCAAGTATTCACTAATACCGCGCTCCATCTCCATTTGTCAGAGATACCCGTTTCTGCCAACATTCCTACATCACGAAAACGGCTTATTGAACCCGCAAAAGTAGGCTTTAACGCATTTTTAAACTCTCCGAATATACGCCCGCCTTCTTCTAAGTCTATTAACAAATCTTGTCTGATAATATCAAGTGTTGACCCTTGCGTTAATCTAAAATCAATATATTCCTGTAAAGTTATGGCTGTTCTACTGACCTTTGCCGCAAGGACAATATCCAATGAAATTACTTCTTTATTTATGCCCTCAATGACTTTCTTGTTTTCAATTTTTTTTACCACTGGTTAACTCCTCAATTTCGCTCTCAACATGTTTTATAGCGCGACGAAAAGCATCCTGTGATATGCCAAAGAAACGATAACCCTTATCTTGTAAATAACCGCCTATATTCTTGCGTTCATCTTCAATGGTTACTATAACTTTATTTTTGCCAGATGCTTTCCAATAAAAATCCTTTCTCAGCTTTCCCGTATCTATCAGAGGTTTATCGGGATGTCCTAACCTTAGTTTTCTTTCCCGCGTTGCTTTCTTGTTCCCCTGCAACACTCCGCCTGCAATATCTCGGCTTGCATCAATGCCAAATGTCAAATCTTTCACGATAATATCTTCTGCTATGGTTTCTAATATACCTTGCAAATTTATCTTAGGGAATTTAACATTGTTCTTTATCGTTATTCTAAGCATTCAGTTTAGGGTTATTGCTATCGTCAATTTTAATAGTCTTATCAGCGTCTATTCTCCTCTGTATCGCCTTGCCGAATTGAATACCTAACTCAACGACATCGTGTCCGTATTTCTCAAGGAATATGTCTTTAATGTTCTGTGCCACGGTCAAAAGAGCGTTCTGCGGGTCTGCGATAACCTCATCAATATCTATCTGTGATATTTCTTGCTTAATAATAAGGTCAAGTTGAGCCTCAGTATCTTCTATTTTATCTATATGGCTATTGATCAGTTTATCCATTACGCCCGCCCTATTCTTAACTCCGTTTGGCTTTTTTGTGTTTCACTTTCATCAATCTGCCCGCTTTCGTCCTCATCATATTCAAGTTTCATGTTGTTAAAAGCGTCATCAAATTTCTTGCCATAAATTGTCGCTAATCTATCCCATTTGTCGCTTTCTTCATCCATAAGATCTAAAGCAATTACGTGGATAGTGAGATAGATTAAAGGCACGGATATTTGAGAACTTTCCAATATCAATTCATGTCGCTTGCCCTTATCATAAAGCAAAGTCTGCACCTTCTCAAAAGCGGCCTGTATCTTATTAGCAAAAGATTTAATAACAACATAAACGCTCGTGCTATCTGGATTAGTCGTCCAATTCGGCGTAATCGTAAATACACCCGTTGATAAAGTAAACCCCGTAATATCGCGTTTCTGGTTAATGCCGGTGCCTGATACAATCTCAATCGTTCCGCCCTTCCAAAAATTATCTGCCTCGCGCCGTTTAGTATCTGTTAAAGACCCTGCCGCCCCTGCTGTGGCTGTTCCCTTGTCTTGTTTAGCGGCACGCCTCAAGCTGTCCAACTCGTTGTATAAATCATCATCTGTTATCGGGATTGACAATATAGACATCACCACGTCAAAGAGTTGAGTTTCGTAGTAGGTAACGCCCGAAACGATATACGCCCATTCCGCTTTATAATTTAGGTCTTTGTCAGCCGTATGTGTGGTAGTTAAAGCATAGGTCATCTCGCCCGTCGTACTGTTTATCGTAACTGCCGTAGACGCTTGTAGAACATCACCACTCGGCTTATAAAGAATAATTGCACCGGACGAGGGTATCAGCGCTCTATTGCTGTCATAAACCGTCAAGCGAATAGTATCTGTTTTATCTTCAAGAAACTGTTGCTTCATTTATCCCTCTCTTTTTACTATCTCGTGAAACTTCTCCTGCATTTCAAATAAGAAGCCCTTGTCTGGCAACTCATTGTTTAACGCATTGATTATCCTGGCTTTCCTGTAGCATATCTTGCATAACCTTTCCATTTGAATGTGAATGAAGTCTTGCTTAGCAACTTCCATAATCACCTCGCTTTGAAATATGCCCCTGCGATTGCAAGGATTATGCCTATAATCAAACCTTGTAATATAGTTATCGTTTTATCATTCTTGCAGGCATTACGACACGGCACTTCATCAAACTTATCAAACAACTTTTTAATATCCTCTTTTGTATCGGCGTGTCTTTCTGCTGAATGTTTATCGTGCTGGATAGTCCAATCAGTAAAGCGTTGGCCCAAAACTTCTATTTTTGTGCCTAAGCGCGCCACTAAATCAAATTTTTCCTGGTCTGTCATTGTAAAGCCTCAATATTTATTCCACCACAAATATTCTTCTTACCGCACCTGCTACCTCTGCCTTCCACATCTGCCACGCCGTTTGAGGCTTA